ATACACTAGAAAATTTGGAAGAACTTTCGTTTCAGGGTCTACTTCTGTTGAATACTTTACTTCTCTAGCAGTAAAAAACTATTTTGACCAAGGTGGAACAACAGCATTAATTACAAGAGTTGTGTCTGGATCGTCCAATTGGGCAGCAGCTTCAGCAACTCCAATTTCAGGTTCTGGAGGCTTTGCAGCAACTGCCGTGATAGGTATAGAGACAATAGGTAAAGGTATTCAATATAACACCGTTGCAGGAGGAGATTATACTGACTCAGATGAGCTTACAAATGGTAATCTTAAGAGTGGTTCAGCAGACAATATAAGATGGGAGATATCTAATGTTGACATTAACAAAGGTACTTTTTCTCTTTTAGTAAGAAGAGGAGACGATAATCACAAGAGTAAAATTATTCTTGAAACATTCAGTAACTTAAGTTTAGATCCAAATCAGGATAATTACATCGAAAAGCAAATTGGTACAGCTACTACAAGTAAAACTTCAGACGGTACTAATACTTATTTAACTTCAAATGGTGAATTTCCTAATAGATCTAACTATATTAGGGTATCAGCAGTACATAAAAAGACTCCTGACTACCTAGCAAATGACGGAATTACTATTAATTTAGACGCAAATGATGCTAGCTATACGGCTTCTATACCTGTAGCGGCTTCAGGAGGATTTACTGCAGGAGTAGGAACTAATATACAAAACAATGCTCTTTTCTTCAAAGACATTTCAAACGCTGCAAACGGAATTCAAGGTCTTGCAGGAAGTGACTATAATGACGCTATTACTATCTTAGAAAATAAAGATGAGTATAGCTTTAACATTATATCAGCACCAGGATTAATACATTCATTCGCATCTAATGGTGCTACACAAACTGACAATATTATTTCACTAGCTGAAAACAGAGGAGATTGTATTGCAGTAGTAGACTTAGTACCACATGGAACTTCAGCAGTTTCTACAGTAACATCTGAGGCATCAGAAATCAATTCTTCTTATGCATCAGCATACTGGCCTTGGGTACAGGTAGGAAGTGCGACTGGTAAAAACGTTTACGTACCAGCTTCAGTAACTATTCCAGGAGTATATGCATTTACAGATGGAGCAGCCGCTCCTTGGTTTGCACCTGCAGGATTAGTAAGAGGAGGTATTCCATCAGTACTACAAGCAGAGAGAAAATTAACAAGATCTGAAAGAGATACATTATATTCTAGTAATGTAAACCCAATAGCTACTTTCCCTGGACAAGGTATAGCAGTATTCGGTCAAAAGACATTACAGAAAAAAGCTTCAGCTTTAGATAGAGTAAATGTACGTAGATTGTTAATCGAACTAAAAAAATTCGTAGGAGATCAAGCTAACACATTAGTATTTGATCAGAACACTATTACAACTAGAAATAAATTCTTAGCTGCAGTTAATCCGTTCCTGGATTCAGTAGTACAAAGACAAGGTTTATTTGCATTTAGAGTTGTAATGGATGATACTAATAACACAGCCGACGTAATCGATAGAAATCAATTAATAGGCCAGATCTTTATACAACCATCTAAAACTGCCGAGTTTATAGTTCTAGACTTTACTTTAGAACCAACTGGTGCAACTTTTGGAGGATAATTTAATTAACCTATATTTATAATAAAGAAACACAATGGCAATATTAGATACTAACGAGATAATGTTTAGAGCTTTCGAACCGAAAGTACAGAACAGATTTTATATGGTAATAGACGGAATAGAATCGTTCATGGTAAAGAACGTTGCTGCTCCTAACTTTACAGATGAGGTTGTAAAATTAGACCACATTAATTCATACAGAAAAATAAGAGGAAAAAGAGAGTGGGGAGAAATGACTATGACGTTATATGATCCAATCACTCCTTCTGGAGCACAACAATGCATGGAGTGGGCTCGTTTGTCTTATGAGTCCGTAACCGGTCGTGCTGGTTATTCAGACTTCTACAAAAAAGATATCACCCTGAATCTTTTAGGACCTGTAGGAGACATTGTTTCTGAGTGGATTATTAAAGGTGCTTTTGTTACTAACTTTAACCAAGGATCATTCGATTGGGCTACATCAGAGACTGCTGAGCTTGCAATCACTGTGAACATGGATTACTGCATCTTGAACTACTAAAATCAGATACATATTTATTGAAAGACCCGGATTTCTTCCGGGTTTTTTGTTGTATAATAAATTTTTTATTCGTATATTTATATAAAAACAAGTTTTAAACCAAGTATTTATGGATGCAAATTTTAAAGTTCCTACTGAAACAGTAGAACTTCCATCAAAAGGATTACTTTATCCTGCTGATTCCCCTCTTTCTAGCGGTAAAATAGAAATGAAATATATGACTGCTAAAGAAGAAGATATATTATCTAATATTAACTTTATTAAAAAAGGTACTGCCATTGACAAACTAATGCAATCTCTTATAGTAGATAAAAAAATTAATTATAAAGATTTATTAGTAGGAGATAAAAATGCAATAATGGTAGCGGCTAGAATTTTATCTTATGGCCAGGAATATACTTTTACTTATGATGATCAAGAATATACAGTAGATTTATCAAAAGTCGATAATAGAGAATTAGACGAAACTTTAATTAAAGACGGTAAAAATGAATTTCCATTTACTTTTTCTAGAAGCGGAAACGAAATTACTTTTAAATTTCTTACTCACGGAGACGAAGTAAATATAGAGAAAGAAGTAGAAGGTAGAAGAAAGATTAATAAAGATAGTAATACTGCTGGTTCAACTAGATTAAAGTATCTTATTACCTCTATCAATGGTCAAACAGATTCTAAAGCTATTAGAGATTTCGTAGATAACTATCTACTAGCATCTGAAGCAAGAGAATTAAGACTCCATTATCAAACTATATCTCCAGATATAGACCTTAAATTTAACGTCGAAAACGACGACGGCAGTGAGGAGGCTGTCGATGTACCTGTAGGGATAAACTTTTTTTGGCCTGACGTCCGAATATAGAGCTAATCTTTTTAAACAAATACATCAAATAGTTTTTCATGGTAACGGTGGATTTGATTACCAGACAGTTTATAATATGCCTATCTGGTTAAGAAGATATACATACCAAGAAATATATGAATATCATGAAGAACAAAATAAAAAGAATAAGGGTAAAACTACAATAGACAATAAAGTGATGGGACCAGCCATCAAACCAGACTATACTACTAAGGCTTCTAAATAATTATAGGAGCCTTTACTATTTATAATAAAATCTTTTTTCATGGCAGAGGACATTAGGAACAATATAAAACTCCAAAAAGAAAGAGCAGCGCAGTTAAATAAAATTAACATGCTCGGTCAAGAGTTCAATAGTATCATGAAAGATGCTTCTATTAATATGAAGCAACAGCTTAAAGATGCAGGAGCAACTCAAGCTGAAATTCAAGATATGGTTAAAGGATTTGGATCGTTTAACACTCTTGCCAGAAAAGCAGCAAAACTATCAAAAGAAGATTTAGCCAACAGAAAAAAAAGAAATGAACTTCAAAGTGCTTCTAATAAAGTTTCAGATGAAGCAGTACAGATAGCAGCTAAAATACAAAAATATGCTGATACTGCTAGTAAATTAGAAGATAAAGCTGCTAATGCATCAGGAAAGAAAAAAGCTGCATTAGAAGCTCAAGCTAAAAAAAATAGAGAATTAGCTGCTTCTGCGGAAAGACAGTTAGATATTGCGCAAGACTTGCAGAAAAATATGCAAGAAATGCTTGATCTTTCTACAAAGATTACAAAAGCAGGTAGATTCTTTTCTTTCTTTTCAGACTTAGTCGGTGACGTTCCAGTACTTGGTACTATCTTTAATAATTTAACTAAAGCAGCTGAAAAATTTGATGAATCGATGGCTGCTGGAGAAAGTACAATAAAAGCTACTTTAAGAGGATTAGGAGAATTTGTTAAATTAGGAGCTAAAGCTCTTGCTGTATTTGTTGCATCTTCAGCTATAAAAGGTATGAATATACTAGATAAGGCTGTAGTCTCGATTAACAGAAATCTAGTAATGGCTGGTAAGTCAGCTTCTATTGCCCTAGGAAATATTAGAGCAGCTGCTGCAAGAACTGGTATGACTTTAGAAAAGTTACTACCTATCAATCAGGCTTTAAATGAAACGTTTGGTACTTCTGCTGTATTTTCAAAAGATACTTTAACTGCCCAATCATTACTGGTAAATAAATTAGGACTATCTGCAGAAGAAGGTGCTAAACTTTTTAAACAAACCGCAGGTTCTAATGAAAATGTAGGAGAATTTGTTAGAAGCACAGCTGATTTAGTTACTAATTTTAACAAAACTAATGATAGTGCTTTTAGTATAAAGACTATACTTCAAGACGTTAGTCATGCTTCGGCTCTTACCTCTATTAATACTAGTAAATTTCCTGGAGGAATTAGAAGAGCTGCTTTAGAAGCAAGGAGATTAGGTACTTCACTAGAAAAAACTAACAGTTTGATGGAAGGGTTCCTTGATTTCGAACAGTCTATTGTGGCTGAACAAGAAGCTGAGGCGTTCATAGGTAGGGACTTAAATTTATCAAGAGCTAGAGCATTTGCTTTAGAAGGTAATAGAGCTGGCGTGCTAGAGGAAATAAGAAAACAGATGGGCTCTATTGAAGAGTTCAACAATCTTGGTTTGATAGGACAGCAAAAACTAGCTAGAGCTTTTAATGTGTCTGCTGATGAGTTAGCTGGTATGTATAAGAATTCAAAAGCAATGGGTGAAGCATCTAAAGAAAATGCTAAAGAAGGAGGTGAACAAGCAAAATCTGGACAAGAACTTATTAATAAACTACAGAGTCAAGTAACGTTAGGAGAAAGTTTTGCATCATCTATGGAACGAATTCAAATGGCATTTGGACAGATTTTAATGCGATTTGCTCCTGAAATAAAAAATTTTCTAGCTTTTGCTGCTAGCAAAGCCGAGCAAATGATGAACTTTTTACAATCACCTGGAGGTCAAAAGCAAGTACAAAGAATAAAAAATGGTATAAAAGCAATAGGTGGGTTCCTTATGAATGATGTACTTCCTGCACTGAAAAGTACTTTTGAATGGTTAGGTCAAAATCAAATTGGTGCTGAAAACTGGAAAATAGTTTTAAGTGCCATTGCAGGTTTTAAATTTATAGGACTTGTATCTACATTACATACCATGTACAAAACAGTAACAAGTATAGGAAGTGCTTTCGGAGCTAAAGGTACTATTGGTAAAGCATTTGCAAAAGATGGGTTATTTGGTAGCGGTGGTAGAATAGCTCAAGCATTTAAACCAGGAGGTGCTATTATGGATGGAATTAGCAGTTTTTCTAAAACTATAAGTGGTGCATTCAAAGGCTTACCAGGAATGGATAAATTAGGTCAGATGTTTTCCGGTGCTAAAAATTTCGTTATGGATGGATTTAAGAGATTGAATCCTATGGAAGCTATCAGAAAAAGTATTAAAAGTGCAGGTGGTTTAGGAAAAGTACTTGGTAAAGTAGCTAAGTTTCCATTACTAGCTACTGCTTTAGAAGGGGCTTTTGCATATAACGATATACAAGGTCTTATAAGCTCAGGATTAACTGGAAAAGAACTAGATTCTGCGATAGGAGAAAGAGCATATGGTGCAATAGGAACAGTTTTAGGTTCCTTAGGAGGAACTGCATTAGGATCAATTTTCCCAGGTGTAGGTACTTTAATAGGAGGAGTATTAGGAGCAATGGGGGGTCCATATGTAACGAGAGGTATAGCGTCATTGTTTGACCCTGATTATTCTAAATTTGGTGGTGTAGTATCCGATTTACCATTCTTTAAAGATGGATTGGAAGTAGAAGACTTTGTTATTAAACCAATGGCTGCCGATACGATTACTATGGCAGGTGGTACTAAACTTGGAGGAAACGTAGAATCACTATTAGAAGAACTTATAGCTTTAACTAGAGAAGGCAAAGTAATTAAAATGGATACTGCCGCAGTAGGAAGAAGCTTAAAACTAAATGCTAGTAGATTAGCAACTTAAACTATTTATAAATAAAATTTAATATTATGTCAATTTTAAACAATCAAACATTTAACACAGTATTAGGATTAAGAGACACACAACCTTTATCTTCAGGAGGAAGAGATAGCGCATCTCAAACTCATGCTAAAGGTTCAGGAACTAATTTAAAGATTCCTTCTAAAGCCTCTAATCTAGATCTTGACGGTGTAGTACCAGCAAAGTATACTGATAATCTACCTAAATAATGGCTTTAATCAATAGCTTAAAAAGTACTAAGTTAAAAAACTTAAGGTACACTGGGTTAGGACCAGCTATTCAGAAGGATATTAATAATCCTCCTGTATACAACTCTTTTAGCAGAGAAGTCGAAGCTAGAGGAGATGATGCTGAAAGACTCACTCGTGCTATAGTTTTTGGTAGCCCTCAATTTGCTTCTAATTTAGCAGCACTTAATGCTATTGATCAAGGTAGAAGAAGAAGACCTGAACAAAGAGATCCAAACGATGTACCTAGAGGAGGAGGAGGTAATAATTTAGGAAAATTTTTATTTGAATTAGGAAAAGGTATAAGAGATGTAGCTAATGTAGTAAAAGATGAAATATTACAAACTGCTAGTTCAGCAGTACAGACTCCTACTATTATAGCTGCAACTCTAGCACAAGCAGCTGCTGAATCAGGAACTCATTTTGTATATGGATTCGGTATAAAAGGTAAGTATATACCCGGAATAGCTAATCCTCACGTTTTAGCTAAATTTGAAGGAAGAGTACCTATACCCAATGATTTCGATAGAGATAGAAGTGAACTTAAAGAAGCATGGTCTTCTCTAACTCCTAAACCAGGAGCGACACACCCACTTGCTGACGGTAATTTACTTTTAAATGATAATATAAAAAACCCTTCTAAAGTTTCAGCATATGATTTTGTAAAAAGTAAGTCTAATGATACTATTGGTGACGCTGTAATAAAAGATTTTACTAAAAAAGAAAATAATGGTAATGGAGAAGCTCCTAAAGTAGTAGCAAATGAAGTTAAAAAAGAAACTAGAATAGGATTATCTACTAATAGAAGATTAGCAAAGTATACTGATAAATTTATAGATAATAAAACTGAATTTAGTGACCAAAGAAATTTACAAGAACCTACATTTAGTCCTCGAGCAGCAGCGGGTCGTGATGATCATATAAAATTTAAATTTGGTATTATAAGTCCTGAAGAAAGTTTAACTAAAAATCTTCATTTTAGAGCATTCTTAAGTTCGTTTGGTGATAATTATTCTGGTACTTGGAATAGTAAAAAATATTTAGGAAGAGCTGAAGATTTTTATACTTATGGTGGATTTTCAAGAAGTATAAGTTTAAGTTTTAAAGCAGCAGCTTTTTCTAGAAAAGAATTGAAACCTATATATAAAAAATTAGTAATGCTTGCTTCTACTACAGCCCCTACTTACGCAAGTGAAAATGGTTTTATGAGAGGTACTTTAGTAACTTGTACTGTTGGGGATTATATAGTAGATCAGCCAGGATTTATAAGTACAGTAGACTATTCATGGCAAACAGGCTATCCATGGGAAATACAATTAGGAGGAAAAGATGAACCAGACGTTCAACAACTTCCACATATTTTAGACTGTTCAGTAGGGTTTACTCCTATACATAGATTTTCTGTTCAAACGGGTGATCAACATTTTATTACTAATCCTAAACCTGATGGTCAAAACTTCTTATCTGGTAAACCATTAACTGAACAACCAGGTTTTGAAGATCAACTTGCATTAGATGTAGAAGCATTTGAAGAAGAACAACTTTTAGAAGAACTTGAAAACGATATACTAGAAGCTGGAGGATAATGTTTAGACGATATAATAATATAAAAAAATTAGTTTCCGACGAAGGAAAAAATTACTATCTTAACCCAGTATATCCTGATATACCAGATAGTGAAGAGGATATATATGTCATAAGTACTGGTGGAGATAGATTTGATACTCTTGCATTACAGTTTTATGGAGATTCCTCACTTTGGTGGGTAATAGCTTCTGCAAATACATCTGTAAGAGATAGCTTAGTAGTTAAACCAGGCGTGCAGTTGAAAATACCTTTAAGCAAAACAAGGGTTTTAGATCTGTATAGAGCCGCAAACAATAATAGATAATGGCTAAACCACCTTTAATAGGTGCTCCCTTTATATCAGGAGTTCGTCGACAGTTAAATGTGCGAAAAAACAAAAGACTTTCTCAGAATTTGTCTGATAAAGATCTTGCAGTTCAGCACGGGAACGCTAGTTGGGTTAGAGTATCTTCAGGGGTAATAGTTGAAGGTAATAAAGAACTAGCTAAAAATAATGTTCTACAAGGAGGTATACTTTCAAAATTAAATCAAGGTTTTAATCAATCTGGTAACGATTCATCATACTTAAAAGACGAAGCTTTAGGGTTTAGACCAATACCTGGTATAGATCAAGTTAATATTACATCTCAAGGTGATCAAGGAGCATTAAATAAAGCCGAAGTAAGTTTTAAAGTTAACAGTCTTTCTCAACTTGATGTTCTCGAAAAACTTTATCTTAGACCAGGATACCACGTATTAATTGAATATGGTCATAGTATATATTATGATAATGATGAGAATGTTATATCAAACATTCCCTCGGTAGTAGATTTTTTTAGTGCAAATAATGTCGAATCAGTAAATAAAAAAATAAAAGAATTAAGACAGGAAACTGATTATAACTATGATGCTGCTTTAGGTACAGTAGTAAATTTTCAATACTCTTACAACAATGAAGGAGGATACGATTGTAGTTTTTATATTACTAGCAAAGGTGAGGTATTAGAAGGAATTAAAGCAACTGGAGCAGGAGATGTAAATAATATTAAAAAAAATTCAAAGAGTATTGCTACACAAGTTTCCGCTTTAGACTCACTTATTAAAGGTAAAAAATCTGAACCTTCTTCTCAAGACTCTACCTCTGAAATATTTACAGTTTTAAATTACATATACAAAATAGCTGGTGCAAGAGATGCAATGTTGGAAGGTATGCAAGACCAATTCCCCCAGTTAGATTTTCAAAAGGCTGATCAACCTTATTATTTGCACGATGTTAGTACAGATGCTCCAAATAGAGCAAAAAAACTTTATATATCATTTAGTACGTTTTTAAAAATAATTAACAATACAGTTAATTTGTATATAGATGATAGTATTGAATTAGTTAAATTTGGTTTTAATAGTAAAGATAAAGACCCTATTAATAGTCAGTTTCTTACTTATGATAATCATTTTTCTAGCGATCCACATGTATGTTTATTAAGAAAAAAACCTGCTGATAAAAGATTATTTTTTGGTGAAGGAGACCCAGCATTTCCAGCTTCATCAGGAAAAGGTAATCAAATTTATACCGATATATTTTTAGATGTTTCTTTCCTAATAAGTACTTTAAATAAATTAACTGATCAACCTCCTGAAGATCAAACAGTAGTAGATTATTTACAAAAGGTTATGGAAGAAGTAGAGAGAGCATTAGGAGGTATTAATTTTTTTGACTTTTATTATAGAGAGCAACCAGATGATGACGATACACCTACAGTTTTTATAGTAGATCATAACTTTACTTCTTTAGAAAACTCAAGAGGTGTACAAAGTAATATTTTACCTAGTATAGGAAAAGGTTCCTTGGTTAGTAATTTAAGTATTACATCTAAAATAGATAAAGATATGACTAGTCAATTGTCTATAGCTGCAGCTAGCACTGATACTAATATTAGCAGTATGCTTCAAGCAGTAAATAACAGTTTTAATAAAGGAATTTCAGATAGATTTGCAAAAAAAATTAAACCTGCTACTGGTGAAGATACATCTACTGAATCTACTGAAGATAGCAAGTCCTATAAAGATAAATTTTTACCAACTATTTTAGATGCAGTAGAAACGTTTGTAGGGGGTAGAACATTTGCAATATCTGATGGTGAAAGTTTAGCTACGTCTCATAGGCAAGTTGCCATAAGCGATATAGTAAAGTCAACTAATCCTGTTCCAGGGTTAATGCCTTTCGAATTTGATGTACAGATACAAGGAATCTCAGGATTAATAATTTATCAAGGATTCGTATTAGATAAAGGTATATTACCTCAAACTTATGACGAGGGGGTATATTTTATGATAACTAGCGTTAGTCATAACATTTCTAATAACGAATGGACTACTGATATATCTGGTAAATTATCATTACTTAATCGTGATCCTGATAAAAGTATTAAACAATTTCAAGATATTTCAGTTGACCAAAAAATTCAAGATAAAATAGATAACTTTGTAGATAAATCAGCATAATATGTACCTACCTAAATCCATGCGAAAAAGATTACCACCAGGGTTTGACCTTAATTTTGATGTTAACAAAATTATAGATAAACTACTTGATAAGGTTTTTGGTGTTGTGGATGAAGCGTTAGGTTTAAATGGTGATACTAAAAAATCTGGAGTACCTGGAATTACTTTAAGTAATAAAGATGTTGAGTTTTTTACTACTAGAAATCTTGAAGTCTTTGCAATGAATAAAGAAGATTTAGATAAAGGAGATTTTGATAAAGCAGTATTTGTATCTAATGAAGTACCAATAGAAGAAGATGCTGAACCAGTTATAGTAAGATTTATTCCAAGACCTCTTTTAGCTGATTATGAATTAGGAACTATAGATAGATACGTTTTATTTGATATAAGAAATAATGAAATTATAGAGGTAAGT